GGGGTCTGATCTTCGGCAAGGGCAGCCGAGCAGACCATGTCGATTGCCTGTAACGGCTTGATGTACGGGAACACGATGTTGTACGAATCCTTGGCCTCGATCATCACCTCGAGATCATCGTTCAAGAATTCGTCGTACACCCCCTTGATGATTTCGTCGCCCCGTCCCGTGTATGCCTTGGAGAATAAGGACGTTGCGTTGCGCATTTGCTTTTCGGACGTGATACGCAGACCGTATGTCCCCGTGTTCTCGAGTACGGGCTGTACATCAAACACCGACGTGACAAAGAACTCGCGTTCCATCTTCTGGCCATCACGAGAGAACTGAATCGCGATTCTTTCCTGCCCGATAAACGGGAAGATCGACAGCATTGCCGAATTATCAACGATGACCACCTCACCGTACAGGAACGGTGCATAGATCGATTCATACAACGATATCTCGGTAATTGCCGAAGTGATGTCGTTCACGTTTCCGTTGTATGTCGTGACCTCGACCTTAAAATCCGAGATCGACTTGGGGAGCCGATCGACAAGTCGTGGATCGATCTTCGATGAACCCTGTGCCGTTGGGTCGTATACATTATCTACCATCAGGGATTACCGCCGTGTCGCCATCTCATTTTCAAATCGGGTCGATACATCATAGATAAACTCAGGGCGAATCACCTTGATCTGTGCCTCCGTCTCGTTGGCCTCGAATTCGACCTGCCGGATCGATACGGGTGTCACGCTCCCCGAGTTAAAGGGAACACGATTCCCGTCCGAGTCAAGATGATGGTGCGGTGCCTCGGGGACACGAATCCGATTGTTCACGATGACCGTATCACCGGATGTCTCGCCAGTGAGTGTCATTTCGGTGTTGATAGGAAATGATCCATCGGTCACCGTCGCAGTTAGGTATCCTGCCGTTGGGTACACGCCCGTGACCACTGCCTTGTTGGTCGTATTGAATGTGATGGTCTCCGAGATTTCAAACTTCCCGGCAAGGGTCTGATCATCCCGAATCGGAAAAGCGACGCCCGGGTATTTCTTGTCCAAATATCCCTTGAGCCCCGTGTTCGATAGTGGGAGATCCTTCCACACATTGATGATCGATGAGTTGACCAAGAAGATCGTCCAATAGAACTCCGGTGTCCCGTACAGTTCTTCGGAAATCGTATCGAGTCGGCGCCCCGGTTGCATTGTGTAGTATGAGTAAAAGGAAACGTCATCGGCAATTTCCGAAAAGATGGCCGAGTACTTTGTGATATTGGTCACGTCCTTGACGATCGAATCGCCAAAGTCGTATCCCCGCTGATTAAAATATGAAAAGTATGATGGCATATCGTTTTAGAATCCTTGCTCGACCATACCCCGATCGATGGGTCGGAGCTCTTGGAACGACAATTCCATCGTAATCTCGACGGGCATATTATCGTGCCGGAAATATGAAATCGAATTGGGGTTGTATGCCACGTTCACTGACGTGAGCACGACCTCGGGGATACGAATCATTGATTCGGTCTGACCAAACGTGATCGTAAAGGCATCGGGGAAAAGGTAATCGATACCCCGCTGATGCATTTCCGGATACGCGGCCAATCGAAAGAACCGAATGATCCGAGGGATCTCTTGGGCTTCTTCTTCTGACTGAGGAATAAAAGTAAAGTTGAATGGAAACTCGCGCATGTTCACGCCCTTGAACATCATGTACTCGCGAGGGTTCATGATTCGACCGCGACCACGCTGAATGAGTGCTTTGATATCACCGGTCGACGGGAGTGCTGCACCAACCAATGCGCCGGGTCCGCCACCAACGGCACCACCTGCCGCGGCTGTCAGGGCCGATGCGATATTCTCGGTATTATCTGTTGCAACCGATGCAATATCATCCATAGTAACATCGGTGAGTGTCCCTCGATTAAAACGCTCGATAGCCGCGCCAAGAAGACCTTCTTGATGTGACTCGTACCGAATAGAATCTGATACCGTAAATCCCGTGGGGATATACATTGATACCGAGTCCCCTTTAATCTCGGTATTGATCTTCGTGCCACCATTCGCATACCGAGGACGATGAGTGGAAAATGATACCCACGGATTACCATCACCGTTCAGATCAATGGGGTATCTAATGTTTCCGATTCTGTTCTCTTGGGCCATGGACCTAAATATCTCTACGAGGAAATGTGTATGCCTTTATTTATACGATTTATTGGGAGATTTGATTAGTGGGGCAGTATTACAAAGGAAAATATCGAGTCCGTAACCGTGAAAAGTATGTTGGTGATGTTGATAATGTAGTGTACCGATCAAGTTGGGAGAGGGCTGCGATCAAATGGCTTGACAATAATCCTAATGTACAGCATTTCGCCGTAGAGGAGGTTGTGGTACCATATATCTGTGAAACAGACAGACGTGTTCACCGGTACTTTCTTGATCTGTGGTTCAAGACCACTGATGGTAAAACATACATTATAGAGATCAAACCCAAAAAGGAAACTGTACCACCAAAGAAACCTAAACGGGGCAGTAGACGAAGACATCTGTCTGAATCACTTACATACGTGAAGAATCAATCTAAGTGGAAAGCTGCTACTGAGTTTGCCAAGGACAAGGGTTGGCACTTTGAGATATGGACCGAAGATACGCTCAAGAGTCTTGGTATTAAAATACTTCGATGATCACGTATAAATAGATGTACGAGTTACAGACGATGGGTGTATTCACCCCCGGTGACCGACAGGATTCATTGTACACGACAAATCATAGATTGTCAAGCGATAAGAGAAAATAGATGGCAGATTCGCTGTTTACCGAACTACAAGCCGCCGCTTTCCGTGAAGGTTTGAACCCACGAACCAAGAAGGCGAGGGAGTGGTTCCGCAAAAAAGCTCAGGGGCTCGGTGACATTAATAAACTGGATCTGATCTCAGATGACCGGCTCACGCAGCTCAATGCGCCGGCACCCGGTCAGATGTTTATGTACTTCTATGATCCCAAGACCAAAAAGAAACTCCCTTACTATGATACCTTTCCGTTGATCCTGATGGTCGAGGCAGCACCCAAGGGTTTCTATGGTCTGAATCTCCATTACTTGCCACCACCGTTGAGGGCCAAATTGTTTGATGCACTACTTGAAACGGCGAACAATAAAAAGTATAATGACTCGACTAAGCTAAAAATCAATTACTCGATACTCAAGTCGACAGAAAAATTCTCGGCATTCCAGCCATGCTTTAAGAGATACCTGTCTGGGTACGTGAAATCCAAGATCGTCCGGGTCGATGCACCAGAGTGGCCGATCGCGATGTTTCTTCCAACGGAGTCTTTCCGAAAGGCCGGGACCGGAAAGGTTTGGTCCGATTCAAGGAAGATGATATGAGTTTTCGTGTCGATGATCTAAAGGCCCAGATGTCGAGTCGTGGTGGTCCTGCTCGAGCGAACCGGTACCGCGTGTACTTTCCGCAGTTGGACTTCGGTTCCGAGACCGAAGCCCTTAGTGTGATGTGTGACTCGGTCGGGTTTCCGGGCAGACAGATCCTGACGACCGAACGATTCACAGACATGAAAGCACGAAAGATTGCGTACGGGTTTGCGGCCGAAGACCTTGAGATCTCTTTTATCCTGATGAATGACTGGTCGGCATGGAGATACTTAAATGACTGGCACTCACGGGTGATCGGAAATATCAATGAACTCGGCGGATACACCGTCAATTTCAAGAGTGACTACTCCCGGGATATCGAGGTCGAACACCTGACGGCCGATTCGGAGGCTTCTGATCAATCAGTCAAGCGGGTGATCCTCGAGAATGCATATCCTTCGACCCTCAATACAATCGAACTGTCAAACTCGTCGGAGAATGAAATCATTCGGGTGTCGGCGTCTTTCTCGTACGACAACTGGTCCGAATATACCGAATAATGAAGTGTAATAATTAGGAGATGATACACGATGGCATTACCAAAGGTTGAAACGCCGAAATATGAATTGCAGGTACCGTCGACCGGAAAGATGGTCACGTACCGACCATACTTGGTCAAAGAAGAAAAGATCCTGATGATGGCAATGGAGTCGCAGGACAACCGCCAGATGATCCGTGCCGTCAAGGACGTGATCTCGGCATGTACGGAAGGTGAGGTCGATATATCGAAGCTCGCGATGTTTGACCTCGAGTACGTCTTTTCGATGCTCCGTTCCAAGTCCGTGGGCGAGACCACGGCGATTGGCGTGAAGTGTGAGTCATGCGAAACCAAGAACGACGTGGACGTGAATATCGAGAATGTCCGAGTCAATGTACCGAAAGACGAATCAGTCAAGACAGTCCAACTGACCGATGATGTTGGTGTGATCCTCCGGTACCCGTCGGTCGACGTGATATCCGAGGCCGATACTGCCGGCGGTAGTGATGTCGACATGGTCTTTACATTGGTTGGCGCGTGTATCGAGACAATCTTTTCGGGCGACGAAATGTATGACGTCGATCAGCAGTCCAAGAAGGACTTGTACGAGTTCATCGAATCGCTGTCGACCGAACAGTTTAACAAGATTCGCCAGTTCGTCGAGGATATGCCGGCCGCGGCACTCGACGTTCAGTTTAAGTGCACGAATTGTGGTGTTGATAATGACATTGAGGTGAAAGGGCTCGCGAATTTTTTCTCATAGCCCTTTCTCATGATCACTTGGTGAATCATTACAAGACCAACTTCTCGATGATGCAGCATCATGGGTACAGACTAGAGGAGTTGGATTTGATGATGCCGTGGGAAAGGGAAATATACGTGTCATTATTGATCGAGCACATCAAAGAAGAAAACGAAAAAATGCGTAGTCAAAGCAGGTAACCAAAGATGGAAGAGAGTCTCGCGGGAGTTAATCAAAAACTCGCAACGACAAATCAGCGCGTCGAACGTGTCGAGAATGAGGGGTCACTGACCAATGAATTTCTTGACTTGACCGTCGAGGTGTTTGAGCAAAAGTTTAACTCCCTGATGGAGCTTATTCAGGGGGATTCTCTTGAGCAGTTAGAACAACGCCGCGAGACTGCCAAACAACAGCAGACCTTGATGGGGATGCTCGAGGACGTAAACGAAAATCTCGAGAAGGGAGTCGATCAGCGAGATAAAATTATCGAGGGTCAGGAAAAAGAAGAAACCTCACTTGCCGCACTCGGTATCCTCGGTGGTACGATTGCCATCGCTCTTGGTGGTCTGGTTGGTGTGTTCAAGGGGTATGTCGAATCCTTTAAGGCCCTTCTTGCAACTGTCCGGACCATTGGCTCTATTATCGGCCGTGGTGTCAAGGCAATACGCGATGCACTTTCGCTCGGGGCACTTGCCCTGCGTATTCGGTTTGAGTCGATCAACAAGATCTTTATGAGGTTCGAGAAGGTCGGATCTCGGATATTTCAAACCTTTACTCGATTTGCCAATCAAGTTGGTAAGATTCTCAAGGTCACTGGTGCCCTTGGTCGTGCGACCTTGATGGCCCCAATCAATACATTTTTTGCAGCGATTCGTAGGATCAATGGCAC